TTAGACGTAGCTGAAAGACAGCAGGCTCAGCCCACAGCAACACCCGAACCCGATCTTGAAACAGTAAGACTTGCAGAGAGAAACAGAATCCGTGAGATTGAAAACATCTGTAGAAGTTTCAATCTTGATGCAAGCACTTATGTAGCAAGCGGAATGAGCGTTGATGCAGTACGTTCAGCAGTACTTGACCAGCTTATGCAGAATGGCCAGCCCATTGCAGCAAGAGGTACAGCGGATGTAGAAGTATCTAACAGCGCAGAAGATAAGTTCCGCAGGGCAGCAGGTGACGCACTCGTAATGAGAGGCGGAATCGAGATTGAACATCCGGCAGAAGGCGCAAGAGAGCTTATGTCTATGTCTCTTAGGGACTTATTCATTGAGTCAAATCCTAACGAGTCAGGACTTAACAGGAAGAGTTCAGACGAGCTCTACACATTGGCTTCAAGACAGTTCTTCAATCCTACAGCAGCATTCCCCAGCATCCTTGACAACGCTATCAACAAGGCATACGTTGAGGGACACAAGAAGGTTCAGGTTACTTTTGACCGCTTCACAAAGAAGGGAACACTTAAGGATTTCAAGATCACTGACAACAAGTACCTTGCAGGCCCTACAGGTGAGTTCCTGTTAGTACCCGAAGGTGGAGAGCTTAAGGCAGACAAGCCCAGTGATGAGAAGCTTCCCACCAGACAGTTAAAGACATACGGCCGTCAGTTTACACTGACAAGACAGGCTTTCATCAATGACGATATCGAGCTTGTAACAAGCTTACCGGCAAGATATGCAGCATCAGCAAGAAAGACCATTAACAGACAGGTTTATGGTATCATCGTAAACAATGCTGTTATCTACGATGGAACACAGCTGTTCACTTCAGGACATAAGAACGTGCTTGCTACCGGTACCGGTATCACACAGGCAGCTTTACAGAAGATGATCATGGCTCTTCAGACACAGAAAGATCAGTTCGGGCAGGAAATCATCATCAGACCCGCTACATTGGTCGTACCTGCCGGTATGGCATTTGACATCTACACAATCCTCCACAGTCCTATGATTAACACAGCCGGCAATACACAGGCAGTTAACCCTCTGTATCGTTACGCTAACACCATCGAGGTTGTTGAGGATCCTACAATCAACGTACTTTGCGGCGGCTTCGGCAACACAATGCCTTGGTTCCTCGTTGGCGACACAGAAGATACAGCATTCATCGAGGTTGATTACCTTAACGGTCAGGAGATACCTACCATCCGTCGTATGGAAGCTCCCGGTCAGCTCGGATTTATCTGGGATATCTACCTTGATTGGGGCGTTAGCGTTATGGACTTCCGTGGCGCCATCAAGAATCCTGGCACCACAGTTGCAGATCCGTTATCGTAAGGAAGGAGGAAATAGACCATGGCTACAGCAAGTTATTGGCAGAGAGGCGAGAGCCTTGATTATACTAACAGCAGCGGTTCAAAGATTACAGCCGGCACAATCGTTGTGCTTACAGCCGGAGCAGCTGGCCGTATCGGCGTAATCGGTACCGACATTCCTAACGGAGAAGTTGGCAGCGTTCATGTAACAGGCGTATTTGAGATGCCCAAGTCATCTACAAACGCACTTACACAGGGCGAGGCTGTTTACTGGGACGGCACAGGCATTACCGAAGCATCAAACGATGGCGGCGGAACACCTACCTACTATCCTGTAGCAGGATACGCAGCTCAGGGCGCAGCAGCATCAGCAACCAAAGTTCTTGTTAGGATTGGATGATAAAGGAGGTAGTTTATGGCTGTTAAAAAGAAAACCATAACTAAATCCGTAGAATCTGAAGAGACTATATCACAGGAAAACGATCTCTCCATGGGAAATACAGAGTCACAGGAAGGGGCTGTTGATACAGCCCCGGAAAATGGCTCTTCCGACGGACAGAGACTTGTTGCTAACAGACTTATTCTTTACCGTTCAAGGCTTTACAATCCGGATGAGGAGTTACCGGCTGACGACGCAGAAATGGTGGAAGCATGGCTGCAGAACCAAAGCGCAAGATGGGCTTCTATCGAGCCTGACACTACAGCTAAAGCAACACCGAAAACAGCACAGACCGGACTTTTCGGAAAAGTTGACAGCGGTGAAAAGGATATTGACGGCGACGATCTTGTGGGAAGAGTCCCTAAGACGGCGGCAAGAAACAAGAAATAATACATAGCGCTGGTCAGACGGTTCCGGAAAGGAGAAAGATATGTCAACCTTCAAAGATATAATCCTCAACGACGCTTCGGAAGTATTTCTGAATACGAAAGAGTTTTCGGATGTTCATAACATAAACGGTAAAGAGATAAAGTGCCAGGTTGATGATTATGAGCAGATATCCAGGGAAAAGAGATATCAATATAACAGGAGCATGCACGGTGACGGTATATATCTGAAAGAGGTTATGATATATGTTCTTGCCGGTGAGTTCAACAATCTGTTCGGCGGCCTGCCGGCAGTCGGGAGAGTGCTTCACCTTGACGGGAGAAAATATGTTGTGTCAGACGCACAGGATGAGTACGGCATATATTCCATATCGTTAGGTTCAAATGAAACATAAAAGTCAATGAATGAGGTGGTCGCATGATAGGCTATAAGGTATCTATCGACGGTTTAAGGGAGCTCGAGGAAGATATCGGAATGGCAAAGGACAAGACAAGAAACATCTTGAAAGCTGCCATTAACAATACCGCCAAGGACATTGAAAACCGGATGAGCGGCGGGGCAAAGAAAAGATATACACTCCAGGGAGGTAAGAGCGCTTATCACAAAGCCAATGAGATCAAAAAGGCAAGCGTTAACAAGCTTCAGGCTACAATCATAGCAAAAAGCCGCGCCGAAGATACTCTGAACTTTACGGTAAGACCGAACACTTATATCCCCGGCAGTGTCGGAGCCCCTGATTACAGAAAGGCAAGGACTCTGAGAGGCGCAAAGCTTACTACTATGGCTTTACGGAAAAACAGTTCCGGAGATGAATACAGAGCCTTTGTTGTAAGATACCCGAGCACAGGACACTATGCACTGGCAGAACGTGTTCCCGGAAGCCATATGAAAAGCAAACCCTGGAAAGAAGCCTTAAAGTCCTTATACGGAACCACAAAGGCAAAGGGTGAGGAAATAGTTTACAAACAGAGCATAGACAAGGATGTTTACAGCATACTGTCTGAGCAGATAAGACTACAGATCCCTAGGTTTGTAAAGTAGGGAGATCGGAGCATGTATGACACCTTTGGAGCTTATTGATGCGTTAAAGGAAGAACTCGAGGAAATGTTTGAAGAATGGCGCTACAAATGCCAAAAGGGAACCTTGGTCCCGATAAACGTTTACGAACAGAATCTTCCAAAACTTGAAGTCGACTATAGCGAAAACGAAGAGCCGGTACCGTATATAATAATACGGCTCGTGAAAGGTACGGACAGCGGCGAGAAAGATAGTTTCTACACCGTTTCCGTCTGCCTGATAGTTGCGGTATGGGACGGCGATAGCGACACTCAGGGCTACAGAGATGTTCAAAATATATTCGATAAGATTTATTTGAGGTTTCATAAGAACCCAAACCTCAGAAATAAGGCTGCATATACCGGTGAATGGAACTGGGTGGCGCAGGAAGATAATTACTATCCGTATTTTATCGCAGCGTGCAATCTTGATTTCAGGATAGCTGCAGTCAGAAAGGAGGATAAGTACGCATGAAACCTAAGAAAAACAATGTTCAGCCGGATACAGGCAAGGTCGAAGATGTTTTAAAGACGGATCCCGGAAACGGAAAGATCAATGAGGGAATAGAAGCCGAGCTTGACAAAGAAAATGTCTTTGAGACAGAAAAAGAGGATATCGAGCCTGCAGGAGCAGAACAGGAAAAAACAAACCTGATGTATATCGGGCCGGAAATAAAGGGGCTTGTAAAACATGCAGTAGTTTTTGATAAAGGCGTACTGCCTGAGAAGGTCAGAAAAGCCGTCGAAAACTATAAGCCTATGGAAGAACTCTTTGTGACGCTGGACGATATGCCCAAGGCTCTTATGGAGATCAAATACGGCACCGGATCACTGGCCGTTATTTACAAAAATGTAGAGAAGAGGTTCAACGAGGCCATGCGCCAATAGAGCGGATTCTTTACAAATCTTTATCAGGCGGCATCAAGCCGCGAGAAAGAAAATTCAAATAGGAGGAAAAAGAAATGCCTTACAATCATGGTATCAGGATTCAGGAGAATCCTACAAGCATTCCCACTCCTGTGCTGACAGAAGCAGGCGTTCCCGTGTTTTTTGGAACAGCACCCATAAACCTGCTCCCTGATCCTTCGCAGGCAGTGAATAAGCTTATCCTCTGCAATTCATTTGCGGAAGCACAGGAGAAGCTTGGATACTCCGAGGATTACGACAATTATACGCTCTGCGCGGCTATGGACACAATGTTCAAGCTTTTCGGGGTAGGCCCGGCAGTGTTTGTTAATGTACTGGATCCTTCGGATGTAGACCATACCGACACATATACCGAGACGATCACCCTGTCGAACAAGATAGGTGTCGGAACATCCCTCGGTGTACTTCTTGGGACAACACTTTCCGTAACCGACAGTAATGACGTAGCCCTTGTCATTGAAACGGATTATACCGTAGCTCTGAATGAGAGCGGATATCCCGTATTCAACGTAACAAAGGTAGGCGTTACAGGAATTAAGGTTTCAGGAAAGAAGCTTAAGCCTTCAGGGGTTACCAATGCAGATGTGATCGGATCATATAACTCAAGCACAGGAGTTTCGACAGGTATTCAGCTTGCCGACAAGGTATATCCCGAACTCGGAATGCTCCCCACACTTCTTGCCGCACCGGGATATTCAAAGGTTTCAGTGGTAGGGCTTGCCCTTTCGGAAAAAGCATACAGGATATCAAGCAGGTTCAGATGCGAGTGCGTACTTGACATAGATGCATCATCATCCGGTGCAAAGGTTTACTCGGATGTTGCTTCGGCAAAAGCGGCGGCAGGATTTGTAAACGAGAATATGATCCTTGTTTGGCCCATGGTCAAGTATAACGGAAAGAAGATTCCTTACTCAGCTCTTTATGTAGCTGTAGCTATCGCTACGGACATAAGCAACGATAATGTTCCGAGCCTTTCACCTTCAAACAAGGATCTCAAGGTATCGGCAGTCTGCGACGCTGACGGAAACAACATATTCCTTGATGACGACCAGGCAAACGAACTTAACGGCAACGGTGTAGTTACCGCTGTAAACCACAACGGGTTCCGTTCCTGGGGCAATAACACTGCAGCATATCCCGACAATACGGATCCTAAGGACAGGTGGATCGGTGTAAGACGGTTCTTCTCATGGTGGGGGAACAGGTTCATCACCACTTATCTGGAGAAGGTTGACAGCAATGCAGATTACAGGCTCATTGAGTCCTTTGTTGACTCTGAGAATGTTTTCGCAAACAGCCTTGTTTCATCCGGAAAATGCGCAGGGCTCCGCATGGAGTACAGGCAGGAGGATAACCAGATTGATGATGTCATCGACGGAAAGATAGTGTTCAGGGAGTTCCTTGCACCTTACAATCCTGCTGAGGACATCCTCGACATCTTAGAATATGACCCTTCAATGGTTGAAGCGGCATTAGGCGGAGGTGAGTCATAATGGCAAAAAAGACACTTATCCCTGAGATTATCAACGAATACAATGCGTATCGCAACGGCAACAAAATGATCGGCGTGACAGGTGCGACCACGCTTCCTTCAATGGATGCCATTACCGAGACGATAAACGGTGCAGGCATCCTTGGGTCATACGAGACTGCGGTTCCCGGACAGTACGGGAGCCTTGAGCAGGACATCCCGTTCAGAAACCTTGACGAGGATGCATTCGGTCTCATGGATCCTTCAAGCCCTGTAGACCTTACTCTCAGGGGTTCAGAACAGCTGACGGATTCCGGAACGGGCGCGCTCACTTACAGACCCGTCAGAGTAGTAGAGAGAGGAAGGCTTAAGAGCTTTACTCCCGGAAAGCTTGAGAACGGAAAGATGATGGAAGCTTCGGTTAAACTTGAGCTTTTCTACATTCTTATCGAGATTGACGGAAAGAGCATGCTTGAGTACGACAAGCTTAACGGAGTGTTCAAGGTAAAAGGCAAGGACATGCTGAAGAAGATAAAGTCTTACAGTTAAAAGGTTACTTTATCGTGTTACCCATAAGATCCTGCCGGCAGAAAAAACGTATATCTGCCGGCAGGAGACCTCCATAAAGCAAGGAGGGAAAACGGCATACAGACCGGACAGAATGAAAGGAGAAATAAAATGGATTACGACAAGGAATACGATCAGAACGGGATGCTCGAAGATGAGAGCATTGAAAATGAAATTGACGCGCTGTACGGAAGCGACAGCGATGATGATACAGAAGAGGAAGACCTTATAATAAAATTCAAGCATCCGTTTGTGTTTGAGGGAAAAGAGTATAAGGAGCTGAGTCTTGAAGGGCTTGAGAAGCTGACGGGCGCCGACCTTATGGCGGTTGACAGAGCCATGAGGAAGAAGTCGAGCGATGTCCTGGTAGAGTTTTCGTTTGATTATGCAGTAATGCTTGCAAGCAGGGCTACCGGGCTTCCTATAGAATTTTTCAAAGCACTTCCGATGAAGGAAGCGAAAACGGTGAGGAATAAAGTAAGGTCTTTTTTAAACAATTAGGCTTAGGCCAAAAAGATATCCGGGATATCAGAAAAATAAACATTCAGCTGTCTATGACCCTGCAGACCGGAATCGACAAGCTGGCAGAGATGCCGCTTGAAGAATGGATAGAAACTATAAAGGAGGTGAGCGAAGTTGTCAACGAAAGGAAAAGAATACAAGCTGATGGTAAGAATAGCAGGCGAAGTTGACAAGACCTTCGGCACCTCCCTTAACACTATCAAAAAAGATATAAAAAACGTTAAAAGAATGACAGCCGACGAGACGTTTTCCATAATCGACCGCGGTTTTTCAAAAATAGAAAACGTCGGAGTAAAGGCGCTTAACGCGATAAAACGAACGGCAGAGCTTGCGACAGTGGCAGTTGCCGGAATAGGAATTGCCGCTACAAACGCAGGCTCAGAGTTCGAAGCGGCAATGAGTACGGTAGAAGCCATAAGCGGAGCTAACAGCAGCGAAATGGATGAGCTTACCGAAAAGGCGAGGGAGCTTGGACGCAACAGTGTTTACTCTGCAACAGAGGTGGCTGACGCCATGCAGTACATGGGAATGGCGGGCTGGAAAACCGAAGAAATACTTGCCGGAATAGAGCCTGTACTGGATCTTGCTACAGCATCCGGAGAAGATTTTTCCATGGTTTCCGATATTGTAACGGATAACCTGACGGCATTCAAT